GGCTCTGTTACTGAACCCAAGATTGCAAACGGTGCAGTAACAAATAGCAAGATTGCCAACACCAGCATTGTTGCCACCACTAAGTTGACGGCTTCAGGCAAGAACAAGTTGCTTGCTACAGGCCCCGCAGTCACTATTCCGCAGCCCATCATTACGCTGGACTACACAACGTATAGTCAAGGTCTTTTGGCTGCGGAAGACCAGAGCGCAGCGGGTGGCGTTCTTGGGCTTGGGGAAATGGCTTATGAACGGTCTGTGACGAACGGCTTTATTCAGAACGCTGCCGTAACGAGTTCAAAAATCGCGGACGATGCCGTCAGCGGTAATAAAATTGCAACTTCAGCGGTCACTGCGGCCAAGATCGCAAATGGCGCCGTCACTGAGACCAAGATTGCAGATGGTGCCGTTACTGCCGCCAAGATTCCAGATGCTTCTATTGCCCCAGTAAAGTTGACCGCAAACGGTCCTTCTTGGGATGCCAATGGCACTGTCGTGGGAACGAACCCGGGAACCAGCACTACGGGAGCCACGGTTCAGGTGCGGCTCAACCGGGCAGGCAGTGTTGAAGCCAAGTCCACTTCAGAAACCAACCTCTGGACGGGCTACAACAGTTCTGGTACGGCTACCACGACCATCAAGGCCGTTGGTACGCCCAGTGTTGCTACGGACCTGACTACGAAGGCATATGTCGATGCGGCTTTGGGCACGAACTGGGCTCCAAACATTGTTGTTGCTAATTCTGCCGGGACAACGTGGGGATCTTTCTCTCAAGTTCAACTCACATACGATCTAGCATCGGCTCCTGTGAATCGCTTGACGCTGATCAATTATGTAAAGAACAATGGAGGAGCCTCGACAGGCGTAAACTTTACGCGCCTTTCCAACACTTCCGGAGCAGGAATCAGTTACAGCATTCTTTATAGTCGCTGTAATTGGTATGGATATGGCGGTGCCGGAGCGGCAAATCTTGTCAGCCCCTCAAACATTGAGTTTGGCCGTCATCCTGTTTCGTACTCCGGTTACTCACCGCCTCCAGACTCGTCGCTAACTATTGGACTTAGTACAGGACCCGGAGGGTTTTACTATTTCAAGAACTGGGAAGGAGGAAGTGGTTGGGGCGCAGGAGTGCCAGTCGATCAACCCAATGGTTTGTCCGGGTATGGCATCGAGTGGTACGCTTGGATCATCCGCCACACCTGAGTTCAGCCATGCACCACGAATCTGAAATGATGCTGGCTATTGGCCGTCTTGAAGGCAAGGTTGACACTCTGATTCAAATGCAGCGCATTCAAGAAGACCAAATCAAGAACCATGAAGAACGACTCCGTGAACTCGAACATTCGCGCTCTTTCACAATGGGTATGGCTGCGGCTATCGGGGCTGGTGTCTCTGTTGCGCTCAATCTCCTTGTGAAAGTCCTCGCCTAAAGGAACAAAATGCCTACTTATCGAATTGCTACGACTGCAACCACTCCCAACGCTTCTACGTTTGACTACAGCACCGCAGAATTGGCCATGGCTCCGGATGACTACGGAACCCTGATCATCACCCACAGCGGATCTCGGCTTGCCGCAGGCTCAACCGTGCGTTATTTCCTTCAAGGGTCCATGGACGGCGGAACCACTTGGTTTGACATTGAAGTTTGCTCTCCGACTGATACCTTGTACGTTAACGGTAATCAGGCTTCGTGGTGCAAGGTTGTGCCGCTGGCTCCTCTCGTTCGTCTTCGGGCATTGAATGCCAACAGCCCCGCAATCACTGTGACGGCTTGGGTCATCGACTAAAGGACATCCATGGCTTTTAGCCCCATCTACGCAATCAAGGATAGGCACGGAAGAAGCACTCTGCTGCCCTATAAGCAGGACGTAGATGTCGGCGCTCCGAAGCGCCTGCTATCCGATCTCGTCGCGGGAACCGGATACGTTGACTTCGTGGTTGTCGGAGACAGCAACGCCGGGAACTTCGATGCCGTCGGGGCTCGCGGCTATGCCGGTGGATTGTCTGATGCGTTGGACGCAGCAGTAGTGAAGGAATACTCCACGGCATTTGGTGAGCAGGCCGCAGGGTCGTTGACGTACCCTCGACATAGTGCCCCATACACCACACCGAATTGCCAGTTCAGCGTCCACACGAGCACGACGTACGGAACAACGTGGAGCCGCAATTACAACGGAACAACTCTGCGTATCAATACGCTCGAACCGTATTGGAAGCCGCACTATTTGAAGATCGACGGGGTGCTCAAAGACTTCTCGTACCTCGAAAGCACAAGTTCACAGGCTTACTCGTCAATTTGGATGAAACTGAACCACAATGCGGAATCCATTGGCCGCATCAGCGTTCGTGACGCCTTGACGGTGCGGTTCCACTACGGCGCACTTCCACACACTCCAAGCACAGCACAGGTATCAACGTGGCTCTTCCAGACCGCAGGCGGCACGGTTGCGGCAGCGCAGACATCGACGCTCTACAACACGACGGGCAGTTGGTTCGTCACCTATCTGGATCGCACCGTTTCGGCTGACGCGGCTCGAACGGAAATGCAATGCACCACCGGGGCCAACACGGTCGGGAAAGGACCAGTCGCTTTCCTTGGGTGCTCTGCCTTCAAGACATCGCAACCGGGCTACGGCATTCAGATCTTCACTAACCACAGCGGATCGACTTCTACTTTTATCAAGGACGCACTCTCGGATGCGAGTGGTTGCGGGACTTACCACATCTACACCTACTTGAGTTTGCTGGCGCAAAGGCAACTGTCGGCAAGCAACGGAACAGCAACGCCTCGCGTGATGGTCTGGCTCAATTTCGGAATCAATGACGGAACGGCCAACGCGACGGCGAATTACGTTTCCAACGCTTCGGCAATCGTCGCGCAATTCAAGGCAGCGTGGCAACTGCTCGGGTATTCCGAAGCCAACCTCGGTTTCCTGCTGTCGGTATCACACCCGACGCCGACGTTCAACCCAAGCGGAGCGAATGCTGCGGCGACGGCTGCGTTCGCTAGTGACCCTTCCGTTCGGTTCGTCGATATCTCAACGACGTACACGAACTGGACGCCAGCGTATTCGGGCGTGACGGACGCACACCTGACACAGGCCGGTTACCAAGACGTCGTATCCAACCTCGTCGCCAAGGTGCTCGCGTGAACAAGGAAATCCTTGAGGCTATCCACAACGCTCTTGCGGGCGAACTGCTGCGGAAGATTCAAGACGGCTCCGCATCGGCTACAGAACTCAATGTGGCTCGGCAGTTCCTCAAGGACAATGGAATTGACTGTGCGCCTCAAGCCAGTATGCCCATGCTGAACCTTGCCAAGATCATGCCGTTTGACGAAGAAGAGGCTGCGTGAGCGACCTTGAACGAAAACTCAAGGACTTTCGGAACTTTGTGTATCTGGCATGGGATCACCTTGCGCTCCCAGAGCCAACGCCTATCCAACTGGACATCTCCCAGTATCTCCAAAAGGGGCCACGCAGGCGTGTCATTCAGGCGTTCCGTGGGGTGGGCAAGAGTTGGCTTACTAGTGCTTACGTTGTCTTTAGGTTGCTGCATAACCCCAACCTCAACGTCCTTGTCGTATCGGCATCGAAGCAACGGGCGGATGATTTCAGCACCTTCACCCTGAGGCTGATTAACGAGATCCCGATCTGCCAACACCTCAAGCCTCGGGAAGACCAGAGAAACTCCAAGATTGCCTTTGATGTCGGACCCGCGCCTGCCTCTCAGGCTCCTTCGGTAACCTCAAAGGGCATTACCAGTCAGATTACTGGTAGCCGTGCTGACTTGATTATTGCCGATGACGTAGAGAGCCTCAACAACTCTGCCACGTTCTTGATGCGCGATAAGTTGTCTTCGGCCATTGCTGAGTTTGAAGCAGTCTTGAAGCCCAAGGGTGAGATCTTGTTTCTTGGTACTCCCCAGACGGAGCAGTCGATCTACCACAGCCTGCACGAAAAGGGGTATGACACCCGTGTCTGGCCTGCGAGGTACCCAGATACGCGGCTGAAGACGGCCTTTGGTAGCAAGTTGGCCCCGATGTTGGCTGATGGGGCTGACGGAGAGCCCACGGATCCTCGTCGTTTCAGTGCGATTGACCTGATGGAGCGTGAAGCGTCCTATGGACGCACGGGTTTTGCGCTTCAGTTCATGTTGGATTCCACCCTCAGCGATGCCGACAGGTATCCGCTCAAGTTGGCCGACCTGATTGTGCTGGGTTTGAACCCTGAGAACGCGCCAGAAAAGCCGATTTGGGCTGCGAACCTGAATAACGTGGTCAAGGACTTGCCGTGTGTGGGCTTCAATGGCGACCGTTACTACGGCCCCATGGACATTCAAGGCAAGTGGATCCCCTATGAGGGTGGGATTATGGCGATTGACCCCAGTGGTCGTGGCGACAACGAGACGGCCTATGCGGTCGTAAAGATGCTGAACGGCTTCCTGTATGTCACCGCTGCTGGAGGCCTGAAGGGTGGCTACCAAGAAGACACGATGTCGCGCCTTGTCTCGATTGCCCGTCAGAACAGCGTCAACAAGATCATCATCGAGTCGAACTTTGGTGATGGCATGTTCTCGGAACTTCTGAAGCCGTACTTGTTGAAGTCGTACCCCTGCACCATTGAGGAAGTACGGCACAACATTCAGAAGGAACGCCGCATTATCGACACCTTGGAACCTGTAATGAACCAGCATCGACTGGTTATTGACGCAGGGGTTATCCGAGATGACTTTGAATCGACCAAGCAGTACGCCACTGAAAAGTCTTTGCAGTACAGCATGATGTGGCAGATGAGTCGCATCACGCGGAATAAGGGCGCTTTGGCTTATGATGACCGAATAGATGTCTTGGCAATGGCTGTTGGCTTCTGGGTCGAACAGATGGCTCAGGACGCCAATCGAAAGATGATGAGTCGAAAGTCTGAGTTGTTGGATCTCGAACTGGAACGGTTCATGGAACACGCCGTAGGGCGAAAGCCTCGGGGGACCACATGGATGTAGACATGGACGATTGGGCGACCCGCATCCTTCACCATTCCTGTCTGGCCGTCATCAAGTACGAAGACCATCTAAGGAGCAAGGACTCCCTTGTGCAGGCAAAGGCTCTAGCCAAGGCCATGCGAGAACTCAAGGAAACCATTCCAGACGATGTTCTGGAGATCATGCGAGGTTGATATGGCTGGACCCTGCAAAGGCAAGGCACTAAATAAGCCGTGGCGTACCCCGGGCGGATCCAAGAAGTCTGCTGTGTGCGTCAAGGATGGCGAGAAGACCAAGGTGGTCCGCTTTGGCGATCCCAACATGAAGATCCGCAAGAACGAACCGGGTCGCCGTAAGAACTTCCGGGCTAGACACAACTGTGACAACCCGGGGCCTAAGACCAAGGCACGTTATTGGTCATGTCGGGCTTGGTAAAACACTTACCGATGCCCTAAAAGACTGATAAAACTACACAACTTCCACTTTCGAGAATACTAATGGCAAAGATCTGCCCGAAGGGCAAGGCATGGGCCATGCGTAAGTACGGCAAATGGTCGGCTTATGCGGCTATGGGAGCCTCAAAGTACTGCAAGGATCCTTCTTACGGTCGCATGAAGATCAAGAAGAAGGGCGAGTAATGGGCGAACTGGCCAAGTGGCGTAAGCAGAATTGGGTTCGCATTACAACTTCCGGGAAGATTGCAGGACCCTGTGGCACCAGCAAAAACAAGTCGAACCCGGATAGGTGCCTTCCATTGGCTAAGGCCAAGTCTTTGAGCATTGCCCAGCGTTCGGCTACTGCCAAGAAAAAGAAGTCCGAAGGGAAGAACAAGCAATTCGTTTCTAACACTAAGGAAGCCAAGGTCAAGAATGCCTAAGATCCCGTCTAAGGTCAAGCAGATCGCCCATTCTCTTGAGAAGAAGGAAGGTATGGCGGCAGGCAAGGCTTATGCAATCGCCAATGCCACCTACAACAAGATGAAGATCAAGAAGGGCAAGTGATGCCTGATCGTGATTACAAAGAAGAATATCGCAAGTACCACGGTACAAAGCGGTACAAGATCGACCGAGCGGCCCGTAACAAGGTCCGTCGTAAGGCCATCCGAGAGGGTCGAGTCGAAAAGGGCAGCAATCACGACATCGATCACAAGGATGGCAATCCAAGGAATAACCATCCCTCAAACCTCAGGATTGTTCACAGATCGGTGAATCGAGCCAAACACTAGGAGATTCCCATGGTCATCAAGTGGTTTCCTTACGAGATCTCCGTAATAACCACAAAGATGCCCAAGGATGAGTTTGGTCAGTTCTTCTTCTTTCCCTCTCCTAAGATCTTAATTTCTGAGGAACTAGAAGGTAGTATATACTCTAGTACCCTACTACATGAGATTCTAGAAATGGTGAATGAACTTCATGCCCTAGGTCTTACTGAGTCCAAGATCAGGACACTTGAGGTAGCCCTCAGTCAGGTCTTTGGTCAGACTCCGGGACTGGCTGGGAAGGTCTTCCCCGAAGGGGCCGCAGAATGCCCCGAGAGCGATCCGGGTGATGAAGATGACTCCAGACCCGTCCAGACCCAAGGAATCGATCCTAGGGCATCCTAGGGCCCTTAGAAGGGATTGTGGCGGAACTGGCAGACGCGACAGACTCAAAACCTGTTGGCCGAAGGGCCGTGCGGGTTCGACTCCCGCCTCTCCCATTGATCTAAAATTGCCCGTGAGACAAGATTCCGCTGTGCGGATATGTGGGTAACCGGAGTCCCACATGGGAGAGCGGGGGTAGTTTTGGGGAAAAAATCTGAGAGGGTTTAATGATTGTTGCTCGGCCCCAG